TGCTGCTTTGAGCGTAGAGAGACTTCTTGCTCTCCCGCAAGGGGTTCCTACACCCCCCGGCCTCCATTTAAAACGGAGACCTCCACCCGAGCTTGATGCTGACGTGCTCGGGGCGTCCAGAACGCTCCAGGTGCTCATCATCAACGCTAGCTACGCTGACGGCGTTACACGGTTCGGACCTAGGTGGCATATAGCCATTAAAGGCCCGTTGCGCGTTACGCAATAAGCACTTGAGCAAGGCACCGGGACCCTCGAGATGATCTCTTGGGAGAACGGAACGCACATAATAGCCCTTAGTTAGGGGGCCATGCGTATGGGGATCTAACCTCTGGAACTGATAACCCAGAAACGATACCCTACCTTGCAGTGATGAAGTTGGTGCGACGTTCGGGAAGTGTTTTAACACTCTCCCCAAATAGTCGTCCAACCAGCGAGCCCCTTGCCACGTACCACTCATGTAGAGATGGTTACGTAGTGAGACCGCTGCAATCACACCACTTGCATTCTGCCGTTGTGTCGGAAGTACCTGGCGAACCTTGACTATTGACACGTCTTGGCCGTTATAGTACATCCGTCCGCAAGACTCCCTGAACCTTCCGGTCCAGAATGACTTGCCAACGTTAACCTTGTACCCAAAAGTACTCAGTTCGTTGACAACGGACAGCACATTGTCGACGGGGACAATCAAGTCGTCCCCGAAGACGCGCACCTGCTTGCGATAGCGCTTAATCAACGCATCGCGAGACAGCGGGGCACTTGACTCTCGTGAAATCCCGAGGAAGATCAATGTAAGAAATACCATTGCTTCCATAGGAAAACACAGAGCCGAACCCATAGAGGCGAACTTGGACAGGCGAATTACACCGTGCCCAGGTACATCAGCCTTTCGTGACCTAGTTGCATCGACTAACGCAGACAAATGCGGAAAGTCGGACAACATGGCACGTACATGCTGATTCGAAACACGATCGGAAGCTTCGCTAAGATCTAGCGTAGCAAGATCTCCGCAGAGAGACCCTTTGCGAGCAAGGAACCGATTAGGCTCCTGATCATCAAAACCGATCACGCGGGAGAGGAAACTATCCTCTGAGAACGCGTAACGAACCTCGCTAAGGAGCGACTGCTGCACATATTGCATGGCAGCAGGCTCAATAGCGATAATTCGAGGTGTTTTGAGCGTCTTAGGTACTGTGATAACCCTAACGGGCATCTCAGCACCGGGTTCGAGGATGGAAACTTCTTCGCCCATCTCCTCCTTGTAGGAAGGATTTGGACAAAGAAAGTGCTCCCAAGACACTGTGTCTTGGAGGCGAGCGGTCCAGGTACGCAGATCATACTTCCCATTACTGGAAAGTTTGTCTGCGACTGCGCCCGGGCCATGCTTTGGGATAAATCCAAAACCCCAATCGAGATTTAACTCGATCTTGGCAAAAACATCGCCAAAAAGCATATTTGACATAACACGAAACTCGTCCAAAGTAGACGAGCTAAGTGAACTGTCAAATGCCTTCACATCCTGCTCACATTGAATGAACTCTGACATCGCTAGTCTCTCACGTTTCGGAGAGACGACCTTGCGGTCGCCCCCCGAATGAGACTTACCCTCTTGGGTAGCCTCTGGGAGAGCTATCTTACTGAATAGCAGCGTTAGCTGCAGTACAGCAAAGATTGCCTCGATATCAGGATCATCCAAAAGCGCACCACTACTAGAGTCGAACACACGTGCAAGGAAACCCGACAGGAATGCCGGGAGACCAGTATGAGAGCCGGGCAGATTCTTCATTGCCCGACACTCAGAAGGCACGACGTGACCTTGGTCAAGCCATCTTTGGAACAGCTTGCCGAAGTCCGCCAGGGTTATCGCAAGAAACGACAACCCCTCGTGTTCAACTCGACGCTCAACATATTTTATGTCGAGCGTGGCGCTGGTGCAGCATCGTGTGGCCATTTCGTTAGCCACACAGGACCAAAGAGACGTCAGGCTTTTCATAGTCCCTCCTTATCAGAGGTGGCTAATCCCTAGCCCTGTCGTCTGACTCACACAACTGGTGGGGCGGTTAAGCCCCGGCTCCAGTTGCGGTATCGTTCACCCGCCAGGCCCTCAAAGTTTTATCCTTGAGGTGGACCTCGCAAGCGAACGCAATCACCTCCTTAGGCCACAATTCCGAAGAATTAACTTCGAAACTGATAAGCCGGTAAGTAGCGGAAAGCCACCTACCAGCTTCGACCGAAGAGGCATCCTCGGGTACGGAAAGATGAACCCAAACTCGGATTTTCTCCAAGCTAGGGCCCACTCTCCAATCCCAAGGGATTGACAATTCGTCCTGCATGATCCTTCCTGTTTGAGTGAACGATAGTTCACTAGCTACCACAAAGAGCCGTTACAGGCTCCCGTAAGGTGGCTAACAGCAAAGTAGAGCGCGTCCACTAGTGCAACGAGCACAACCAACACCTTTTTGGTGAAGGTAGCTCGAGGCAGTTCGTCGGACGACCTCCGACCTCCGTTGTGGCGCCTGGTTGAAAACCGGACGTTACTCGGAAGATCAGAGACATGTCTCTTATTAGGAAACATGGTCTACTTTGACGATGATCTCGTTGCTCGGAAAGCCCAGCACCGAAGGCGCCCGCGAACGCGGACGCAAACCATAAATGGTTTCGGTCGGACCTTCACGCGAGACGGCTTGCCCTGTTGTTTTCTCAGGACTCGCCGCCAAGCAGCTTCGAGATGATCGCGTCGGAGCTCGCGGAGATCTGGGTCTTAAACCCAGTGTACACCGCGAGAGCCTCGGCAGCCGTGTAGCCGGCCGGCGGAAGGTCGAAGATGAGCTGAACGCCCATCGACACCTTCACATTGTCAGCCGGCTCGAACGGATCTGCCGTGATCTTCGACGTGTCGATCCGGATCACTCGCCTCGTCCGACCTCCCTTACCAGAGTTGTACTGGTGGGAGGCAGACAGGACGAGCAAGCCGTCAGCGCTCTGGTAGGTCGACTCGTTCTCCCCCACGCTAGTGCGCGGGAGAGGCGTAGTGACCGCAGAGATGGTGACGGTCTGCGGATCGGTGAATGACATGGGCATGTCCCTTCTAGGGGCCTGGTTAGACCCCCATTGGCGTTTTGACGCGTACATCGTGCATGCTTTAGCTATGGGTAAGACCCAATGCTGCAGCAATGGCGAGCTGGCGAGGACTAAGTCCTCCCCAGGTAACGCCGAACCCAAATGGGTTAGCCTTTCGGCGGAGTTTGGTTGAACTAACCAGCTCCACTACGGAAGGAATCACCGGGGACTGGAAACCAGTTTCCCCAGTGAACAAGTATTGGTCTACAGTCTTGGATTCCTCCATTATGTAGCCATACTTCATAACCAGACCATCGAGGGCCCAATCGGTGAGATTTGAAATAACATCTCCCGTATTAAGGACCCAATCGGTAGCCCAGCTCCAAGGGGTTAGTTCCCAGATTGCTTCTGGGGTAGGTGCAATGCCAAGAAGTTTCTTGGCAAGGAGTACGTCCTTCCGCAACAACGCAAAGCTCGAAGAGCCCTGCGGGATGTGGTAAGTAAACGCACCCGAAAACCACCTACGCCGTGTCGTAGTTCTGACACGGACAACTCGCCCCTTATTGACGAAAGCGTTGCTCTTATACAGAGCGGAGTGGTCCAAAAGTGTATTCGGACTTACCCCGTCTGCAATGAGAGAGAAGCTCGCGTCAATTTCTGGTTTGAACTCGAACCGCCGGCGAACCAATTTTCCGGAATCACGCTGGTACTGTGAAAGTACCTTATCTGCGTGGGCGACAGCAAAAGCCATCGCCATCATATCCCGAATCATCGGTTTCCAGCCAAACTCCACGTTGAGGTACTCCTTGGCAGGTAGCTTTCGCGACCTGGCAGTGAGACCCTTCCATTTTGCAATGGAAGACCCAATACGTGCCGGTGTTCCGTCACGCATGAGTTCTCCGAGGAAGGCTGCGGCATCCGCAATGCTGTTGGTGGGTTTACAATTAGCAACTGCCTTAGCCCCCCAAGCGTTTAGCTCAAAATCTGAGCTTCCCGCACTGGGAGGGAACGGCATGCTACTCGGCGACAACGGCAACACAGTCCCGTTATAACGGGCCCAGTTGTACGTCGTCGGCGGGAAGCCGCTAACTGTGACAGTACCAGTTAGAGTTTGCATGATGATATCACTCACCAGCTCACTCTTTGTACTAGTAAAGTCACCACCAACATCACCTCTGGCGTCTACTGAATGCAGACGCCACCCAGGATGGTTCTCAGACGTTGTAGTCTGTTTGCCGTCCCAGGAAGTAAGTCTGGAGGGAGGTCCCTTACGAACCGGGTCAATTGAATTTTGACTCGGAATGGGACTTATCCGCCCAGATTGCAGCACGGCACTGTATTGTCCCTTGAAAGGGATTTTACGATGCTTGGTGCTGCTAGCTTGAGGCAATCAAACCAGAGCTCCTTAGGTCCTGGGGGGTACTCCCCCCAATCACTCTCAACACGATAACAAATCGCATAGAGAGAGTGCACGCTGCACTGCGCCCTGGGCCCCGCAAGGGG